GAGATGAAAATATCACTAACTCCGATTACTTCGGAGAGATTGCCAACATGGGTGATTCTGTAAAAATAATAAAAGAGCCAGAAATCACTGTCAAGGAATATGCTAGAGGTGCAAACGTGCAACCTCAAGACCTTGATGATGAGGACTTCACATTGACTATTGATAAAGCAAACTACTTTGCTTTTAAAATAGACGATATTGAAGAGGCTCACAGTCACGTAAACTTCTCTCAACTAGCAAGTGACAGAGCAGGTTATAGACTGAAAGATAACTACGACCAAGACGTACTTGGTTATTTGTCAGGATTTGCACAAGCATCTAACAATGCTGTAGCAAGTTCAGCTAACTCAACAGTTAACGGAACTAAAGCAGTGTCAACTGCAGGTTCAGATGAATTGTTGACAAGCATGAAGCTAAGAAAAGATAGCTTTGGTAACATCACTACTTCTAGTGCAGGTGACCACTCTATCCCAATAGCTCCAAGACTAGGTGGTGCAACTTCTCAAGCAACTGCTACTGCTACTCCTTTACAGGTTATAGCAAGAATGGGCAGATTGTTAGATACACAGTTTGTAGACACTGATGGTAGATGGCTTGTTCTACACCCAACATTTATTGAAGTTCTAAAGGATGAAGATTCACGTCTTCTAAATGGTGACTTCGGTGAATCAGGTGGATTGAGAGCAGGTTTATCTGTTGGAAAGATACATGGCTTTGACGTGTATATGTCCAATAACTTACCTGCAGTGGGTACAGGTCCGGGAACATCTGGAACTGCTAACCAAAACTCAAACTATGGTGTTATCGTTGGAGGACATAGTTCCTCAGTAGCGACTGCAGAGCAAATCAACAAGACAGAGACTTATAGAGACCCTGATTCTTTTGCTGATATTGTTCGTGGTATGCATATGTATGGTAGAAAGATTCTTCGACCTGAAGCAATCGTGACTGCCAAGTATAACGTAGGATAAGGGAGATATAAATGGCAACTTTTGATTTAACCTCAAAGGATACCACAGGTATCTTTTCTGACTCTATCGTGGCTATGCCATCAGCTAAGAATACTAATGTTATGAGAAATATTGAGGCTTACCTTGATATTGATGCATTAGTAGCAGCAGGTGGTAGTTTCTCAGACGGAGATATATTTCAGGTGTTAGAAATCCCTGCAAATACTTTAGTCTTAAATGCAGGTGCAGAAGTGATGAAAGCATTCACAGGCAGTTGTACTCTTGACATGGACTTTGCAGCAGGTGATGACATTATTGATGGTGCAGATATAACCTCAACAGGTTTTTGTGCAGCAGGAAGTAATGGTCAAACTAATACTATTGTAGGAAGTGCAGCTTCAACTTACACTCAATTTGTAACTACTACAGATACTATTGATGCTAAGATTGCAGGTGCTGCTCCAGCTACAGGCAGACTTAGAATGTATGCCACTGTTATTGATTTAGCAGGTCATGGTTTAGATGATAAGCCTGATGAAGTCGATAGAGACCAATTAGCTTAAACTTTTTCTAGGGGAGCAGGGCAACTTGCTCTCCTACACTTATAAGGATTATTATGGCAGAAAGTTACTTATCATTAACAAACAAAGTGTTAGCAAGATTAAACGAAGTACAATTAACTTCAAGTAACTTTACTAGTGCTAGAGGCATACAGGTTCAAACTCAAAATGCAGTTAATGAATCTGTCCGATATATCAATCAAAAAGAATTTCAATATCCTTTTAATCATTCAACAAAAACAGAAACATTAGTAGCAGGAACTGTTAGATATTCAATACCTACAACTGCAAAAACTGTTGACTATAACACATTTAGATTAGTAAAGGATTCAGACTTAGGTGCTAGTGGTGGTAGATTATACGTTATAAACTATAATGATTACGTAAATAGTTACATAACACAAGAAGATGAGATAACAACTACAACTACAAGTACAACACACACAGATAGTGTGACAACAATTACTGTAGCAAGTACAACAGGATTTGATGCTACAGGAACTTTATTCATAGGTAATGAGCAGATAACATATACTGCAGTAGGATCAAGCACTACATTCACAGGATGTACTAGAGGTGCAAACGATACAACTGCAGCATCTATAGCAAGTGGAGTACAGGTAGCACAGTTTGAATCAGGGGGTGTACCACAATATGTAGCACGAACACCTGACAATAACTTTTTATTATATCCATTTCCCACTAAAGGATTTAGTTTAAAGTATGACTTTTTTTCTTTTCCAACAGATATGTCTGCCCATAGTGATACAACTACAATACCTGATAGATTTGCAGCAGTTATAATAGATGGTGCTACTGCTTTTGTATATCAGTATAGAGGTGAGACTGCACAGTATCAACTTAATTTTGAAAGATTTGAACAAGGTATTAAGAATATGCAGACACTATTAATTAATAGATTTGAATATGTAAGGTCTACATTCATACCAAAAATGGGATACACAAGCACTGCAGATTTAAGTATAAGGGTGAACTAAATGCCTGATGCTTCACAAGTACAACCAGTAGCATTTAACTGCGAGGGTGGATTAGTTCTTAATAGATCTACCTTTATGATGAAACCGGGTGAGGCTTTACAATTACAAAACTTTGAGCCTGATATAGAAGGTGGCTATAGACGCATAAATGGTTTTAGTAAATATGTAACAGCAATAGTTCCTCAAACCTCTGCTTCTACAGAAAAAGTTTTAATGGTTGCGACTTTTGCAGATAAAGTTGTAGCAGCAAGAGGGACAAATATATTCACAGCCGATGCAGGAGGTTCTTCTTGGACAACTGTAGACAGTGGTAGAACAAGTGCAGGTAAATATTCTTTTGAAAGATTTAACTTTGATGGTAATGATAAATTAATTGTAACAGATGGTAATAATGCACCAACAGTTTTTAACACATCATTTAGTGCAACAGATGTATCTTCAGGTGGTGGTGGAGAAGTAAGCACTGCAGTAACAGGTGCTAAGTTTGTTGTAGCATTTAAGGAACATATGTTCTATGCAGGTATGTCAAGTGCTAAACAAGAGTTAGTATTTAGTGTACCTTTTGATGAGGATAGCTTTGCTACTGCTAGTGGTGCAGGAAGTATTAAAGTTGACGATGAAATAACAGGTCTTAAAGTTTTCCGTGAAGACTTATTTATATTTTGTCAGAATAGAATATTTAAATTATCAGGAACATCAACAAGTAACTTTGCAATAACTGCAGTAACAAGAGACATAGGATGTATCAACGGAGATACAATCCAAGAATTTGCAGGTGATTTAATCTTCTTAGGACCTGATGGTTTACGTACAATCGCAGGTACTGCAAGAATTGGTGACGTTGAATTAGGAACTATAAGTTCTAACGTACAAAGTTTATTTGATGCTAACTTATCTAGTGCATCAGAGTTTGATTCAATAGTTATACCTGACAAGACACAATATAGAATATTTTTTACAAAAGCTAATACAGCAGAAAATGCAACCAAGGGTGTTATCTGTGTGTTGAAAGGACAAACTTTTGAGTTTGCAGAAATAAGAGGTGTCAAACCTGCATCAACAGACACATTTGTATCTGCAGGAAATGTTATAGTTTTACATGGTGCATATAGTGGTGGCTATGTATATAGGCAAGAATCAGGCAATGACTTTGATGGTACTTCTATATTAGGCAAGTATAGAGGTCCTGACTTAACATTTGGTGATGCAGGTATAAGAAAACATATGCAACGTGTTATTGTAAACTATGCACCTGAATCAAGTATAGATGCAGACTTATTTTTACGATATGATTACGAAGCTGCTGACTCATCAAGACCTGCAGCGTATCCCTTAGATTCAACTGATGTAGCTGCAATATATGGAACAAGCACATATGGTATTAGTTCATCTGTTACAGGAACTTATGGTGGTGCATCACAACCTCTGCTTAGACAATCTGTAGAGGGTTCAGGTTTTGCAGTTGCACTAAGAGTTAACGATGGTGGTTCTACTGCACCATACTCACTAAAGGGTTTTCAGTTAGAATATCAAGTAGGAGCAAGAAGATAAATGGGAGCTACATACACTAGACAATCATCTTACACTGACGGAGATGTGATAACTGCTGCTCATACCAATGATGAGTTTAATCAGTTATTAGCTGCCTTTGCATCAAGCACAGGACACACTCACGATGGTACAAGTGCAGAGGGTGGTCCTATTACCAAACTACTAGGTAACACACTTACCTTTGGTGCAGGAACTGCAGGAACAGATATAACAATAACATTTGATGGTGAGACATCTGAT